TCAAAAACAATTAGTACCTTTACAAAATAAATTATAAACTTAAAAATTAAAATTATGAAAAAATTATTATTAGCAACAGCAATTATTACAATGATGGTTATTGGATGTACCAAAGAACAAAATCCTCCAGCACCAATAATTACAACAACACCTAATCCACAACCAACTGATACAGTTATCACACCAGTTGATACAATACCTAGTGATACAGTTATTACTCCAGTTGATACTATTCCAACAGATACAATACCTACTGATACGATTCCAGTTGATACTATTACAACTAAAATAGTAATGATAACAGTATATGGTAGCGGTATTGAATTCTTTTGTAATCACACCACTGATGGACAATACATTTCAACTAACTATAATCCTGGTATGAAGCTATACACATTTGAATATGAATTATCAGCTGGAGAATACATAACAGTATATGGTAGTACATTACATACCCTTGGAGGTAATGATTATTTTAAAATAAATAGTTGGATAAATGGTAACTATTATGATTTCAATAATTACATTTACAGTACAACATTGAACTATACTATAACAAATAATTTTAATTAAAAATAATTTAAAATATTTTGTCTTTTTCGAAAGTCGATGATATTTATTAATAAATAACATAACTAAAAACAAAACAATAATGATTACAATTGACGATTTACCAATAACCAAAGATAAGATTGAAGCGAAACAATATCTTCAATCAAGAAGAATTGAATTATCAATTGATGATTTTCTTCCTGTTTACCGAAGATTTATAACAAAAGAAATAAATGATGAAATAATGGATGAAATAATTTATAACCTTAGACAAGCATATGAATACTAATGTTAAAAATATGCTTGAATGGTTGGAAGAATTATTCAACATAGCAGAAGAAGAAAACAACGAAAACGATGACAAAGACAATAGATGAATTCCAAGTTATAATTAAACTGGATAAAATGCCCTCACCGCTTCGTCTAACGTATCCAACTTATCGAAGCAATAAGATAATCGAAATAGAAGAATTGGATGTCTTAGAACTGCCCATTTGCAGTTGTAAATTCGTTGGAAGAGCAAAGAGTGGTAATGCTTGTGATTGGATGGTTGATGTGAAGAAAGCCTTTACGGGGATGAAGCCACTTGACTGGCAAATGAATGATGAAGTATTCATTGATGCTCATTATAAGATACACTAAATATTAAGAATATGGAAAAAAGTATAAGAGAAAAGATAATAGAAAAGATAAATGGAAATTTAGAAATAACAGATAATCCAAATATGTTATCAGATATGGATAACATAATTATCAATGGAGGAACAATTGAGGATAAGAATTATGGAAAAATAGGTCATTATGAAGCAATAATATATTTTGTAATGTTCGAGGAAAAATGGTATAAGGTTGTTAAGAGTGGGGAAATAATTGATATTCCAAATGATGAACAGCCAACTTGGTCTGATGAAATAGAAATTGAGGAAACAACAAAAGAGATAATAACAGAATGGTTTGTTGAACCATTATCTTATGAAAAATGTTTGTGTGAATCACCTAACCATAATTATCCAGAAATGGTATGGTGTGATAACTGTGGAAAAGAAATTTAAAAAATAATTTAGGTATTACCAGGTTTTTAAAAACTAACTAGTATTTATTATTAAATAACACTAAAAAAAAAACAACTAAAATGGAAGAAACACTTTTAAAAATCGTGGTTAGACTTGAAAGTAAGGTAGCCGAATTGGAAGCTAAGATTGACTTACTTACCAAGATTCAACTTGATAACCTAAGCAAAACTAAAAAAGATAAAATAATTGAAGAAAAATGATTGAAAATCAATACTTTATAGTTTCAGAACCAAAAAATGATATATGCACACCAACAGGTGATACTTATATAGATATACTAATAACTGAGGTAGTTACTAAAGAAAGTAACCCAATAATTGAGGTTTATAATCCTCATCCACTTGAAAGTAAATGTAAAGTAACATATAAAAAAGAAACAAAGGTGGTATGTTTACCACCAAAAGTAATTAAAACACCTAAAGCTAATTTGTATATGAAGGTATGTGGCACATATATGCCAACAGATTCAAAATATGTAGGTTGTATGAGAAAGGTTGATAGATGTTATGCTAGAGCATTAGTTTCTAATGGTAGCGTAAACCAAGGTGATATAACTGTAGTGAAGTGTAAAGATGCATAAAGAATAGATAGTGACATATCTTTTAATTAAAAAAGGGATACTAGTAATTAGGTCCCTTTTTTTTATGTTTATCTTTTCGTGAATAAGTCTTTTTTGACTTATATACATTTGGCCTTGTTGCGGCCCAAATTTCTTGAAGCGTTAACTCAATCTTTTCAAATGTTGCTTTCATCGTTTTCTTTAAAATCATCGGTTACTTCAACATAACCTTTCTTTATTTCTTTTGCGGCTCCTACAAGCTTTCTAAACCAATAAAAAATACCTCTACCCTTACCATATACATTCTGTAATTTCTCATCAATAGAGAAGCCCTCAATGCATATTAAAGCCAAACCAACAATCTTGGTCAAGGCAAATTCAATTCCAATTCCAAATGCTGCCAATAAATCACCCATCATAAATTTATCAATTCCGTAGAATAAGAATACAACGAATTGAAATACCAACATCTTGGTAGCTAGCCTATATAGCTTTCTTGATACAATTGGTTTACCTAATCGATAAGCAGCCCATAATCCGAATGCAGTATCCATAAAAATAGCTAAACCAACGAATATCATAATACCCTTCACTGGTGCAATAAACACCAATAGAGAGAGGATAAATGCTTTTAAATATATTAAAATTGTTGAGCCCATTATCTGTAGTATCCGTATTTTTTAAAGAAATCTCTATCCGTTAATTGACCATATAATGCAAATCCAGAGTCATATGCTGATGCACTTGAAGGAGAAATATCTGTTGAATTGTTAGTTGTGTATGCTGGGAAAAGACTTGAATTATCACACAAGTAATTTATAAGCCTTTGCTCATAGAACTGTGCCCTGTTCGATAATTCATTTCTCAAATAGTTTAATTGGCTTTGGTCAATTGGTGATGAGAAATCTCCAGATTGAAGTTGTGGCCCTTTATTTTTAACTTGATATTGAATAAATGGTAATGACATTTCAGCTGCTCTATAAGCTAAAGCTGGTTTAATATGCATTACAAGTGTTGTTTCATCAGCTGTCAGTGTTTGAGCACTATAGCTAACCAACAATGCATTATAGAAGTTTTGACCCAATATTGGTTGGATATACATATCAGCTGCGACATCAATGTTATTAACAATATCATTGATATCAAGATTTTGATTAAGAGGCGTGTTGCTTCTTAAATATGTTTCGGATATAAAATATGTTGGCATAGTCTGTTAATTTTTTATTTAATGAATAATGATACTTGGTCATCGGTTAATCCGAAAGAAGCTTGCACCATCATTTTCGCTTGTTCTTTAGTTAATTTTCCTTGTTGGTATTGTCTAACAATTCTTAATAAGCCTTGTGTCTGACGACCTGTCATTCCTTTTAAGTGTTCGTTTACAACAATTTGTTCGTCAGCTGACATCTCAACTTCACTTTCTTCTTCTGTCATTTTTGTTGTATCACTTGGAAGAACGATTTCAACGTCAACAAACTTAATCTTAACACCCAAACCATTAATCATTACCAATTGATTTAAAACCCTTTCTATTTGTTTTTGTGCTGGTTGTATGATTGCTTGATTAAAGATGTTATAAGCATATTCTAATTCGCCAGAGTTACCTAACGAACCTGGTGTTTTAAGACCTAATAATTGTGGGTCAATAGAATGTGCGTAACAGATTTGTCTTTGAATTGTGTCCGTTAATTGAAGGAATGTTGCATCCAATTTGTTTGGTTCCATTTGTGTTACCTCTGGTGCAAGTTCTTTACCGTCAGAGAATGTTACCATTGCTCTACCAGTTTTCTTTGCTCCAGCAAATGAATTATTAAGGCCATCAAGTATTGCTTGTTTTTCTTCTGGAAGACCAGGTCTTTCGAAGAATTGAATAAGCATTGAAGGGTTAAGACTATTTTGAATATTTGCTCTATGGTATTCACTCATTTGAGCATCCAATTGAACCCAATTTAAACAAGAGATATACGAAGGTTCAACATAAATCTTTTTAGTTGGACTTGTGGCTTGATACATAAGTATTTGAACTTTCTCTTTTTTGTTTTGTTGGTCAAATTTTGGATATATTGTTGTACCATATTTCGATGGATTATTCCAATCCCAACAATAGATATAGTTAACTGGTTGCATTTGATTATCTAAATCATTAACTCTAACAGTATCTGGACCAAAACGTTCTACCTTTAATACTTTTGTATTATCTGCATTCCAAGTTACCTTTAAAGCGAATCTAGAATGAATAAAATAATCCATTGCTATTTCATTTTCAATCGCTGAAAACTGAACCATCAACTGGTTAAATTCAATCTTTTGTTTGGTATCAAGATTCTCAAGACCTATACCAACCAATCCATTACCAGCAGTCAAAAGAGTTTTGAAGTTGATAATTGCGGAATGCAAAGGAGATTGATTATATAAATGGTTAAGTTCGTATGGGAACATACCATTAACACCATACAAATAGCCACGAGATGACTTGTAAGGCTCTTGGATTGGTTTAGAATAGTTAGTATCAAAATTAAAACCACCAACTTCGTTTCCAAATTCTTTTTTTGTTTGTATAAACTCAGTTTGAGTTTTCTCTGTTTTTTTATTAAAATTAAATAATCCCATAGTTCTTTTTTTTTATCTATATACTTCTGGTAATTCTGTATCCTCACCATCAACAATTAATTTACCAGTTGAAATAATACTTCCAGTTGTTGCTGATACGCTTAATGTACTTGCTGATGCTTCATAAATGTTATACTTATAACTACCTGTTATAAGGTTTATTGTTCCACCAGTAAGGTTAACATAAGTTGTACCTGTTTCAGTTATTGTAAATCTATTATACCTACACTTATATGTTGAAAGGTCAGTACCTGTAAAATAAGTAATATTTGTTGGTTGCATATCATTTATAGCCTCAAACAAATAGTAAGGATTCAAAAGAGTTGACACTGATGTTAATTCAAGTATCACTGTGTTAGCTGTATCTTTCTGTAAGTTTATCATATATGATTAAATTATGTGTAATATGGACTTGTTCACAATAAAAAAAGCCTCACAAACGTAAGGCTTTTTAATATTATATATCTAAAGTTATAATTAGATAATTGCTGCTATGATTGCACTATCAACAGTATACATAAGTTCTGGTTCTTCAGCAACGAATGTAAGTGTATATTTAGAACCATCTGCTTTTGCTGCTCCAGAACCTTCAGCTAATGCTGTTAAGTTAGCAGAGTTAGCATAACCAACAAACCAGTAGATACCGTTACCATCTTTAACGATGATTTTAAGGTCTCTTTGTCCAGCAGCGATTAATGCGATAGCATTTCTCTTATCAACATCTCTACGAGGAATTGTAAGTGTTACAGTTTCAGTGTAGTATGTTGAACCGTTAGTCAAGTCGATTGCAGCTTCTTCTGTGTAACTTGCTGAGTTTTTATTGAATTGGAACTCAACGAAAGTTGAAGCACCACTCATTGTAATTGCAGTTACCTCACCAGCTGTTACAGTTGAAGCTGAAACAAACTCACTCGGAGCAATGTAAAATGAAGTTAATCCTCCAACGTTGTTATCACAACTTTTTAAGATTGATGTTAATGATGTATTACAAGCCATTTTATTTAAATTTTTATTTGTTATTATTTTGTATAAAAAAGGCTGACTAACTTAGCCAGCCTTGTTTATTTTTTATTTATATTACTTAATCTTAAGACCAGTAAACGATGTCAGCACCAACTGCATAATCAACAGCAAATTTGAATGAACCAGAAACAACGATTTGGTGTTTACCTGTTTTATCCAATTGTGGGATTAACATAATATCAGTGAAGTCAGACACTAAATCACTCATTAAGAATAAGTTTGATTTTTGTGCAGCAATCATTTTATTAGCAGACATACCTGGAGCCTCGATAATTTCAATGTCTAAGAATGACATTTTCAAGTCTTTTTGGTTGTAGAATGCTTCAGCAGATGCGTTAGCTAATGCTTGTCTGTATGCTCTAGCAATGTTAGAAGATACATAGATAGCTAAGTCTGGTTTAGACATAACCTCGTCAGAGATTGCATTGTAAACAGCAGTTAAATTAGCGATTACGTTTGAAGAAGTAGTTGCAGTAGCAGTTACATCAACAACAGTTGAATCACCAGATAATTTAACTTGTAAACCATTACAAAGTGTGTTTGGATAAGTTGAACCAGTCATATAAGTGTTACCTTGGAAAGCAACAACTTCAATATCACTAGCAATTTTCTCAGCTAATTTAGTTGATAAGTAAGCTTGGAAGTCACTTGGTAAGAAATCTACGTTGTTAGAACCAGCAGCTAATTTAGCAGAGATAAAAGATTGCTCAAGAGTTCTTTGACATACTGTGAAGTATACATCTAAAGCACATACACTAACTTCTTTTTCGTCAAGTGTACCAGCACCTTGGTCAGCTGGTGAACAAGAAGCACTTTGTAATACGTTACCGAAATCGTGAAGACCTAATTTAACAGTATCTTTTGCGTTAAGAATTTTGCTGAAAGTTTCAACAGATTTAGCTTGCAATAAAGCTGCACCAAATACACCTTCCGCTAAAAGAGGTTCAGATGTTGAGTTGTTTGTTAAGTCAAACATTAATTTGTTATTTTTCATTTGTTTAAATTTTTTGTTTTTATGTTATATTATCAAATTATGATTTTAATTAATTTGTTTATTTTTATAAGTTTCTTAGTTTTTGAAGTGTAAAATTCAATTTTTCAGCAGCACTCATTTCTACTTCTTCAGTAGTTGGTTCTGTTATATTCATTGATTCAACCATAGTTTTCAATTCAGCAATTACAGCCATTAATTCATCTAATTTAGGTTGAACAACTTTTAAGATTGCAGCCTCATCAATTTCATTAATAGTTTCTTCAACCACTTCTTCAACTGGTGCTTCTTCAGCAACTGGTTCTTCAGCCATAGCTTCTTCAACTGGTGCTTCTTCAGCAACTGGTTCTTCAGCTGGTGTTATAACTTCTGTGATTTTTCCAGCAGCAGTTACAAATTCGTTTCCGTTATCTAATGCATATCTACCGTCAGCAATTGGGGTTCTTTCCATTAACTCATCAACGATGAATACTTCACCATCAACTTCAAATGCAGAAATCCAAATTGGAGTACCATCCACAAGTTTGTACATCTCGAATTTTTGTTTTGTTTCGTTTTCCATTTTTTCTTTGTTTTTATTTTGTTTTATGTTCGATAAAGCCAAACCAAGGAATCCCTCAATTGAATAAGCTGCTCTATCTTTATTGATTATTTCCTCTTGGAAGTAATTTCTATCTGTAAATTGACTTACAACAAACCAACTTCCCTTTGGAAGCTTGATACCATACTTTAAAAAAGATTGGTCCTTTTCTGGTTCATCTGTAATCCAAGAATCTAATATGTAACTTGGAGCCTTTTCATTTGGATTATGGTCTAAGTTAAATATTGAATTTCCTTTATTAAGCATAAAGTCTTCTCTAAGTTGCTCAATCACTTCTTCAGTGAAAACAACTTCATATTCTCCCATTTCTTCATCAAAACGATATATTGGTAGATTTGGAATAAGTGCTGGAGCAGCAACTCGCATCTTTAATTCATCCTTGAATGACATTTCTTTTGCATTGAAGTATACACCCTTTGCCATAATAGCTGGATTAGCTGTATAAGCAATAGCATCCATACCTAACTTTTCATCTCCAAATGCATCATTCGGATTAAGGCTTATTTTATATCTAGGTAAATTCTTTTCCATATGTTAATAAATTATTATAATTGTTATTTTGTTTAATCTAGTTTTAATTCCTTTTTCATTGATAGAACATTCAACGCTTGAATGATTGGTATATAAGTAGCCTCTTCAATCTTTAATACATCATTATTGGCTATCTTCAATAATAGAATATCCCAACCCCATTTCTTTGTATTATCCTTTTCTTTTGGATTTTTAATTTCTTCATCATCCTCTTCTTCATCACCATCACTGTCAAACAATCCTTCATATAAATCAAATAAATTCTTTCTGAAAGATAAGTATTTTGTTACAACACCAAATACATCACCAACACCTACTTCGTTTCCAAATATAGAATCACGATGATATATCCAATTACCATATTTCTCAAGTTCTGGTATTGAAAATTCATCATCAGTTTTAATTCTCCTTCTATATAAGATGGAAACTATTATACCCAAATTCTCAACATAATCTTTGGTAAAGAAATGCTCAAGGTCAATAAACTCACCAACAGTTATCGTGTTTAAATCTTTTAAATAAAATGTTTCATTTTTAACATTTATTTCATTTTTAGGATT